ACAATATAATAAGTGTTACCATTAACAAGACCATTTAAGTCTGAGTTACCATTATTATCGTAAGTACATGCATCGCCATTTACAAAATCAGATTGAGTAAATGTGATTGTGTTTGCTGCTGTAGATATAGCAGAGTTAGCATCAAATGCTTTTGCTGGAGGTGCACTTAGAGTTAAGTTTGGTGAACTGTATCCAGAACCACCACTTACTATAATAAGAGATGCAACTCTTGCACCTGTACCTAAACTAACAATGAAACTTACGTTACCTGTGACAGGAGTTATGTTAGTTGTGACGTCAGGTGTTTGGATGTATAAACCATTACCTTCATTAGTAACATTAACTACACCAATAGAACCATTAGCTGCTAATGTAGCAGTCGCTGTTGCAACTTGGTCTGGGTTTGATAGTAAAGGAGCGTTGTATTGCCCTGCATCGTATGCTGTACCCTCATTAACAATAGTAAGTCCAGTTGTAAGGTTTAATGCCTTTTTGTTTATCGCAAAGTTTTTGTTGGAGAAAATACCATAAGAGGAGAAACCCGCTTGTGTATACGAACCAACTGTAAATGCACAAGATGAGTTACCTGTACCTAGAATAGATGCTAGTCTATTAGATGCAAAGTATATGTTCTCAGGTGCAACTACCTGACCATTAAGAGTAATATCCTCATCACCAGCTGGGTCAAGGATTATCTTACCAGAAGTAGATGTTAAACTGTTACCAGCAAGACGTAAGTTACCTGTCTCAACGTATGCAGGATATATGTTTGTAGTACCTGTCTCATCACTTAATGTAATGTTTGCAGCTGACTGAGCTGATGATGTTGCTTGGAATTGAACATTACCAGTTTCTTGGTCTACTGTAAATGCATCACCTACACGGAAGTCACCGTCTTGGTCTGTAGATGAATATAGAACTTTACCACTATTAAGTTCTTCTACCTCATTTGCTTGTACTGCTAGAGATGGGTCATTGGTAAAGTCAGGACCTGCTCCAACATAACCAAAGTTATGTGCAGTTAAAATTAGTTTTGTACCAGCACCGTCTGCCTGTACACCTTTATTACCGTATACACATGCAGATGCAACTGAACGCATCTCTGCACCAAATGCAGAATAATCTGCAGTGGTTACAACAGTAGCAGAGTCACCACCACTAGAACGGATGTCACTGGTTCCACCAGAACTATCTGTAAAAATTGTAGTAGCATCATTACCACCACCATGTAATAGTAATACAGTAAAGAGGTCTGATGTGAACTCACTAGTTGTAGGAGTAAAGTTACCAGAGTATGAACCTTGTGCTTTCTTGATTCTTACTTCATCAATATGACCGTTGAATGCTTCAGCAGGAGATGTTGTGTCATAGTTAGAACCAATGACAACAGGTTTTGTGTCACCGTAATTATTTGTGTCAGTGTAACTAGAACCTAACTCTGTACCATCTAAGAATAATCTTGTAACACCATTACTTCTAGAAACAGCAACGTGATACCATGTATTAACAGATAATGTTCCACCATTGATTTGAGATGTATTTCCTACAGCATATCTTAGTGCTGTACCATCCATGTATACAGTTGGTGCTGTATCGGTAGCAGAAGCGTTTCTAAGGTCGAAGATACGCTGTGTACCTGTCACACTAGCAGGACGTATAAATGCCTCTAAAGTCCAGTTTGCAGTACCAAATCCAAAGTCTGCATTAGTAGGAACTTGTAAGTTATCCTGAGTACCGTCAAAGATGATAGATGAACCACTAAACTTGCTCTGTCCAGTATCAATCTGTGTGTCACCAAATCTACTTAATGTCTTTGCTGGTTTAGTTGTGGATACAAACTCTCCAGTGCCCTTACCTGTAATATAAACGTATGTACCATCGTTAGATGCTACAACACCACGACCAACTGCTTTCTTGTAAGTTACGTTGCCCGCTGCAATAGTTCCTGATGAACTATCAGTATATGTAAATGTATTATTGTCTACCTTTGTAATCTGATAGAAGTTATCTGTAGCACCACCACTGATATGGTCTGCATAGATGTAATCGTTAGATACTAAACCATGTGCAGTACGAGTCAGTGTAACTGTTGTTCCTGCTCTTGCATACGTTCCTGACTGGAAACCATCTTCTAACTGATATGTAACTTCATTAGTGGAGAATGTTCCACTAGTTCCACCTAGTTTTAATCTTGTTTGTCCTGTGCCATATTTACCTGTAGCACCTTGAACTGCCTGTACACCAATAGAAGCAAAGTAGTTGAAGCAGTTTAACCACTCAACTCTTATACCATTGGTCATGTATAATCCGACACTACCAGGTGTAATAAATGTACACTCGTTGAATAGTACGGATGCGTTTAATGAATTAGAGTCTACATTGGCACCATCTAGTTTTGCACCTCTACCAGCATCACCCTGCGAGAATCCATAAGGGTCACTACTAGAAACTACACTACCTTTTGTCGAGACTGTAACTCTTTCTACATATGGACTTGTAGTAGAGTCCATTGATGAACCAATAACAAAACCGTATCCAGTGTCAGCACCACTAGCATACAAGAAATCCTTTAATGTAAAATCGGAGACATGGCAATCTCCATTTAATACTATCGCATTATTACTCTGCGTAGCATTGGTTGGTTTTATAATTGTCGAACGTAAATTAGTACCACGAACGGTTACACCGTCAGGTATTGTAATTGGAAATACTTCTTGATATTCGCCAGGTGCAATGACTACAGTATCACCAGAACTACACTTAGTAAGTGCCTTTGTAATCGTTAGAAATGGTGTATCTGGATGTTTACCATTATTACCACCATTACCTAGCAAGTCATTATCTGAACCTACCGTTGCAACATAAAATGTCTTACCCTGACCATTTGTAATGTCAGCATTAAGCATCGCAGTGGTGATTTCACCAACTGCGGGTTCAGCGTTAGCGACTTCAACAATATTTGAACCGTCTCTAACATATATTTTTTTGTCTGCGGTATTTACCGCAACTTCTCCATCAAGGAGTGTCGAAGTCGTCGGAGCTGCTGACGCTGTGCTCGACCTCTTCAGTTTGATTCTCGTTGCCATCTAAAGCAGTCTCATTAGGATTTTGTTCGGTTATAGTATTTAACTGTGCTTGCAAATCAGCGATTTGAGCTTCCAGCATCACATTTGTTAAAGTCAGGTCAGAGATTTTTTTCTGTAATGTGTTAATAACAATTTGTACGTTCATGTTTAATTAAGGATCAAAATGTTCCACCATCGAGGGTATTACTCCATACAGGTACGCCAGCCGCTGTGACTGTTAATACTTGGAATGAAGTTGTAGCATCATCGCCTGTGCCAGGTGATGCCATGTTAGCAGCAGAGGTTACTTGTAATGCACCAGCGTTGTTTCCGTATACAATACCGTTTTGTACAAATTGACTTGCACCTGTACCACCGAATTGTACTTCTAAGTCAGTATCTAACTCAAGGTCACCTAGTACAACTGTACCACGGTTACCATTTACTCCGAAAACTGTTCCTGTATCGGTTGCATCTTCAATGAATGTCCATGCACCGTTACCATCTGCACCTCCAGTTCTATCATAACCGAAGAATCCAAATTTAGCAGCAGCACCAGTGTAGTAGTGAACTTTAACACCACGGTCAAGTGCGTCGTTGCTTGATCTTGTTACGGTTAATTGAGTACCAGATGCAATGATTGCATTAGTTGCTTGTGATAATGTAAGTGTCTTAGTACCAGTGTTGATACTTGAAATTGTTGTGCCACCAGCGATTCCAGATGCAGCAGTGATTGCGTCTCCTGCAGCAATTCCTGTAACCTTGTCAACAACGATTGTAGTTGAACCACTAGAAGTAGAACCATCAGATGATAATACTGTTGTTGGGTCTCCTAATTCGATTGTTGGGTCGTTAACAGACATTGATGCACTGTTAACAGTTGTGGTTGTACCATCAATTTGTAGATCACCTTTAATAATAACTAGACCTTCTGCGTCTCCCCCAGCTGGAAATGGGTCAATAATCATCTCTGTACCAGAGGTAGTAGAGATTACATTACCGTCCAGTTTCAAACTGTCGATTGTGAATTGTCCTGTTTGAGCAATATCAGCATTGATATTGGTCGTTCCGTTGAATGTGACGCCATTAGAAAATACAGTGGTAGAGTTAACAGTCAGACTGTCGCCACCCGCATCACCAACTGTAGCATCTCCTTCAACGAGAAGAGACCCAACAGAAGCTTTGCCAGCGATACCCGCTCCACCAACGACTTGTAATGCCCCAGATGTGCTATTTGTTGAAGCAGTAGTATCGGAAATTTTAATGGAAACTCCATTATCGTACTCCCAATCTGCTCCATCTACTCTTACTTTGTCTAGAGTAGTTTCATCATAACGAATGCCACCGTCTTTATTAGTACCGAAGTACAAACGCATGTCATCTTGGATACGTAAATCAGGAGAACCAGCTGCTCTCTTGATGTCCAATGCTGCATCACCGTCTGTAAAGACTAGTTCTACATCACCAGTTGTACCAAACTCAAGTTCTTGCCCGTCTTCTATGACGAGTTTTCCAGTGCCATTGGCACGGAAGATCAAGTCTGCGTCAGTGGTCGAGGTTGTTATGACATTTGCATTAAGAGTAATGTCGTCAACGTTCCACTGATCTATTTTTGAATTACTGTCAACTATGACAGATGAGTCAGCTGTAAGTGTCCCATGAACATGGTCTAGCATGTCCATAAAATATCTACCACCTACAACCTGTGCAGCACCGTTATTGTCCCCTATGAACAAACGGTCACCACTATTTGCTTGCGTTCCGTTCGCACCAGTCGTAATGGCTAATTCACCAAAGGTAATTGTGCCTGGTGCAACAGAACCCGTACTCCTTTTAATTAGGATATTTGATGCCATTAGAAGCTACCTCCATTAATTGTTACGTTGCTCAAAACGTTTGTTGCTACAAATTTTGTATTAGTCCCGTCATATACAAGAATAGATCCATTCGCTAATCCACCTTGCGATGTATCCGTCAAATCTACGTCTGACAGACCTCCTAGTGAACCACCACCGCCACCAGCAGCGACACGTGTAACTTTTGGAACCGATTGATCCCCGAATCTTAACCTTGCCATTAGAGTGTTACTCCTTCAAGTACGCTTACAGAACCTTCTAATACTCTGGTTTTTTGACCAGTAGTAGAAGTAATAACGACATCATATACATATCTCCCTGCCTTCATTGCAGTCGTAACAGAGTTACCAAGAGATAATTGGATTTGTCCAGAAGTAGCTGGTGACAATATTGCACCTGTTACTGTTGTGGACGTACTACTTGTGTAGTGTTTTTTTATCTTACATGCAACTGTGTAACCAGACAGGTCAAACAACGTACCGTTATCATTCTCGATTGTGAAATCGGTAACAAAATCAGCACCCTGATAAATTATTAAATTTGATATAGCAGATGCCATAAGACAATAGTATTCCTATATTATTTAGCTTAGGATTATTTATGGTCTTTGGACACTAACCCCCTTACTATTTCTTTAAGTTCATCAAGTTCTGCTTTCACTTCTTCTAACTCTCTATCCTTCTTCTTTGCAGCAGCACGTGCTTTCTTATACGCCTCATACCCAGTAGAGTCCGTATTCACTATCGCATTAGACTTTGGGTCTCTACCTAGAGTAGTATGACCCTCTACAGGAATTAACTCCGTCATGCTAGAGCAATTCCTCTAAAGTCTCTAACTCTAGGTATGTATGGTTGGTCATAACCGAGTAGACTGATTTTAATTTGGAATCCATCAAACTCATCTGTATCCTCTACGGTATACTCATAATCTGTAAATGTTTCCAAATCATTCTGTGGAATTAATCTTCCGATGTCTGGTACACCTGTACTATTAAAGTATCTAAATTCTAGTTCATCTAGGTTTCCAGCAAAACCAACAGGAACCAACTTAAACATCACGACAATCTTAGACTGTTCAAAGGTATTTGCAGCAAGCATAACCTTAAGTCCAGTAGCACTCTTCTCTAGTTGTGCAACCTTAGTGATGTAGTTACCCGCACACTCTCCACCGATACCAGCAGTAGGTTCGATGTTGTTGTATTGGTTAGCATGTGTAATGATTGAACATCTAGTCAAATCAATTACAGGTGATAAGTGTGATACCTCAGATGAGAGGTTCAACTCCATAGTAAATGACTTGGTGCTGTTCATTCTGTTGATTTCATTCAATTCATTGGCAATCACCTTAGTATTAGTGAAGTAGTTCTCTTCTCCAATAGTGATGTCCTCATATATTGTATCTTTAATGAATGATGTCTCTGCAGTCGTTCCAGCAGGGAAAGGTCCGCAAGAGGTTCCAGATGTTCCTAGTGCTCTAGCAACCATGCTAGTTCTAGGTTCTAGTTGACTCTGTATCTGTGGTGTAAGAGCATCCCATGGAACGTTCTGTGATACAACCACGTTTGTACCACCACCAGTAATACCAGATGTGGCAGTCTTATTTGTAATCTTAAGATTATAACTATGAGGACTGTTGAGTGATATAAGTCCACCAGTTGTAGAATTATGAGTCGTATTGATTAATGTAAGAGGTATGCCATCAAAGTTATAGCATTCTACTACTGCGTTGTTTGCATGTGCAAATCCAGTACCAGAACCTGATGTACCATTGTGGTTTCTACCAGATGAGTTGATTGTGATAACGTTACCACTAATACCTTCGTATGCAATTATCTCATCGCCACTACCGTCTTCTTGTGTACCACGTATTCTGATGAATCCTAAGTTAGATGAACTAACAGCAGAACCACCGATTGTTGTATGGAACTGAGAAGCATCTGTGACAGTCAATGATGTAGATGTAGTATCAAATCCACCACCCATGTTTATTGTGGTGTCTGCTACCTCAGAGATAACCCCTGACATCTTGACATAGTTTAGTCCAGACTGCATACCATGATTACTATGGAATACTCTAATTTCATCACTACCTGAAGTTGTCCTTAGTGTATTAGGTGCAAGGTTCAGGAATCCACCATTTTGCTCACCAAGTTGTGCGTTCTCTAGCATAAGTCTACTAGGTGCTGCTGTCGTTGGTAGTGTAAAGTCTGCTCTGTAAATCTTGAACATCAAGTCTTCATACTGTGATGGTGTCCAAGTAGATGCGTTCTGTGACTTGAATAGTACACCGATGTATGGTTGCTCAGAAATTTTCTCTCCCTGATGTGCTGCATCAATAGCATCCTTACCTAGTAATGATATGAATACCTTATACTGATTAGAGTCTGATGTTAATATCATCGCATGCTCTGTTCTGTATGGTATGAATACAGGTGCTTTAAATGTGAACGTTGTAGGTTTGGACGCATCTGATGATGTGAATACGTCTGCTGCCTGTTTAACTACCTTAGAGAAAGGTAGAATTGTTTGTGTAGGTGTACCGTTTTCTACAGTTCTGATGTCTAGTGCTACAGGAATCTCTTCATCCTTAGTAAAGAAGAATAGGTCAATCTTAGTTAAGAATACACCACCTTCTAGAGAAGAATCTTCGATAAGGAAGGTTTGTGCTAATGGGTCACAGTATCTTGTTTCATTTACTGATGTAGATGATACATTGACTAATGTTCTTGCATCAAACTGGTCTTCCGATGTAACTCTTGCATTTCTTACAGAGATGATTGTCTCTTGAGTTGTCTGTAAAAGACCTGATGATACAAATTCTGCTTCACCATTACTATCTGATACACCAACAGTTCTGTTATTGGTTTCTGAATCAGTTAGTCTGAATAGTTTTGTACCTGTCTTAAATTTAAGATTACCAGCAGTGTTAGGTGCATCTATAAAGAATGAACCTCTAAGATTACCTTGCTTGTCAGTAATCATATCTTTGTTAGATACTTTTGCTACTGCACCACTAGTTTCTCCTACTAAGTAGTCGTTTAATTTGGGAGAACCATAGTAACTACCTTTAACTTGGTCTGCAAGTGACTTAGTATCAATGTTGATAAACCCTAGGTTAGATGTATAGTCATTTGTAGCACTAATATCTGTACCATCAAGAGGGTTGATTTGCATGTTCTCATTAGGTGCTGCAACTCTTGCTTTGAATCTAAACTTACCGTTGCTCTTCTTGACATGTACAGTCTCACCAATCTGGAAAGGTATACTGTTTGTTTGTGCATCACTAGATGGGTCTTTAATCAATCCCATTATCTTAGGAGTGATAAGTTTCTTAGGTAATGCGATACCATCAAAGAAAGCAAAGAATTTTGTTCTTGGTTTTAGTTTCTGACAAGTAAACTCAATATTTCTAGAACGCATAAATTGGATATGCTCTACAGATACAACTCTACTTCCTAGTGACTGCTGTTCAATAACAGGAGTAACTCTGTACCTTATACCTGTCCTTGTTTGCTTTGTAGTAGTTGTTGTAGTAGTGGTAATAGTTCTGTCACGTCTGTTTCTTCTCTTACCATGTCTTCTCCATGCACCAACTTGTCTTGTGGTGTTTGAACCAGTCCATGTTGTCTTCCATGAGTTCCACTGTATAGGTGAGAATCCATTTTGGTCTGCATTGTATTCTCTAACTGTAGTTAAGAAGTTACCTTCTACAACAGGACCTTGAAGAGGATTGAGTGATGTTGTATCAATCCAGTTATCTGACTCAGGATACAACTCAATGTCACCAACATAAGTGAAGACGTTAAATGGGTTAACGTTCTCTACTGCTGATGCATATGGTTGGTCAATAAGAACCTCTGATGTGTAAGGCAGTGTTATGATGTCATCTGTCTGTTGTACATTCTGTGACGCTGTACTATATGATAGAGGGACTTGTGTTGTGTAGTGTGCTGGTCTTAAATAACCTTCTTCAAAATCTGTAGATACTCTGTAATCAGGATGTAATGTATCTGCAGTAGCAAGACTTGCAAAGTTATCAACTATAAAACCATTTTTAAATCTGCTAAGACCACTAGTGTCTCTAATCTCCATGCTTGCTGTCTCGCCTTCAAGCAATGATAGTTGTGTATAGTATTCTAATGTCTTAATTCTATCTTCTAGATATTGGATATCACGGAAGGTATATCTCTTGTAATTTGTCTCCTCAATACTGACATCTTGTTCTACATCAAAAACGTATGCATTATATGTCAAGGTAGCAAGTAGCATTGCATCCTCAATATCTTCTGGAGCTTGAGGTCTAGTAGATGGAGCACCCTTTACTACTTGTATAACGCTATCTCTACTCATAAAGATTTT